TGTACTATCATCACGTATAGACATAATAAAATCGGTTAAGTAATCTCTTGGTATTACAGATAACGTTTGTGCAGTTGCACTTGTGGTTAATATAATCATCGTATATATAACGTAAATAATTACCTAATTTGTAGAAATTATATTGTAAAAAAAAAGCACCCTATAAAGGATGCTTAATTTATTAACTAAAATTAAAACTATGCAGTTGGATCTATTTGTGTTGCATCTGGTGTTACTGCTGCATCTAAAAAGTAAGGTGCAGTTTCTTCCATACCCTCAAAGGTAAGTGTGAAACCACTTAAATCACCTGCTGCTGCACCAGTTACTACCGTACCACCAGTACATTCCATTCCATTTTCAAAACCACACAAGAAACTATTACCATAGTAATCTTCTACTACAATATATGGTCTTGCTACTGCAAGGGTTTGTAGTTCTGCTTGTGTTTTTGCATCTAAATAAGTTAGTGTTAAGTTTAAAGTTTGTGTATAAAATGTAGTTCCATTTTCTCTACTACTTGTTACAGTAGTTTCTAAAGATGAATTACCTTTTACATCAAATTCAAACCACGTTGGGCTACCCGTTAATGTAGCTTCTTTAGTTGTACTATCTACTGTTACTGCGGTTATACCACCATAATCAGCAAAATATACTCTTTTAATACCCCCAAAGGCACTTTTGCAAGGTATTTTTCTTCCAGTTGTTAATAAACAAGACATAGGTTTTTGTATTATGCTGATTATCAAGTAGTTACACTTCTATCAGCGTTATTTATATTGTTTTAAAAAAAAAGGGTAAGTAGATGACCTACCTACCCTAATTTATTGGTTAATTAATTTTAAGCGTACTCTACTAAATCAGAAGCAATTCCAAATTGTACTGCTGATGTAAAACGCATTACCATTCTTACGTTGTTTGAAGCATCTAAATCTGCCATATCTAATACTTTAACTGCATTTGTATCATTTAACAATCCAGTACCAAAGTATAAGTTAGAACGTTGTGCTGCAAACATTTTATTTGCTGACATTCCTGGACATACAAATATTTTAACTCCATTTACAGTTAAACTTCCGTTATTCCACCATTGTGTACCCATATTGTTTACACCATTTGCACCAAGTCCTGCTGCTGCAAAACCTCCTAATGCTTGTACGTAGAATTTAGCTGCTGCTGATCCTATGTATAGGAATAAATCTTCTTTTCCGTAAAGTGCTGCTGGAATAGCATCTACTACTTTAGACATTTCAGCAATAATGTTTGTTGCATCCAATCCACCACCAACTGCTGCTACTTGCTGACCTGCTGGTATATCACCTGCTGCTGCTGATGCTGCAATTAGTTTTTCAAACCCATCAAATGAATTGTTAGTACCTGCTGCTGTATCACCTTGCCAAATACAAAATTCTGTATTTTGTGCTACTTCCGAAGCTACGTGTGCAATCATAAAGTCTGCGAATTTAGGTGGTAAAGTTTGACCTAAACCATATCCCATTTGTTGTGCTTCCCAATCGTTCACAAAATCATACTTACATAATTGTAGGTTAACTTGTAATTCTACTGGTTGTATAATTCGTTCAGTTAACGTTACAGTTGATGTAGGTGTAAAATCACAACTTGCTGCACTTACTACTGCACTTGTTGCTAATTTCTTTAATACTTCTTTGTAAGCAATATTTGCTTTTACCGTTAAACCACCATCATCAATAGTTGATGCAGATAGTAAAGCTGCTGCAATATACTCACCAGCAAATTCACCAGCATAAGTTGTAGTGATATTTACAGTAGTTGCAAGATTTGTTTTTCTTAAATTTGCCATTTTTATTTTATTTATTTAATTTATTTAATACTCTATCTAAAGTTGTTGCGAATTTCCCACTTCCAAACTCTACTTTAGTTTTATTAGATTTTGGTTGTGAATTTCTTGTTATTGGTTTTGTTGCAGCAGATAAATCTTCTTTTTTCTTATCTTCTACTTTTTCTTCTTTGTCATCCATTAAAGAAGCGTATTGTTTTTTAAGTTCTTCAACTTCTGATTTTACTTCTTCAATAACTGGTGCAATAACCTCAACTACTGCTTCAACTATTGCTTCAACTTCAGATGCTACTTCTTCTGGTACTTCCGTTTCAATAGTTTCTTCTTCTAAATCTTCAGTAGTTTCTTCTTCTTTAGCAGGTACACCATCAGATACATCTCTAACATCTGCAATAATACCTTCTTCTTCTACGATCAATAGCCTACCATCTTCAAGGATATATTCCCCTACTGGCATTGCTACTTTTTCATCATCGGTAACGATAAATACTTCGTTTCCTTTTTCTAATGATTCAGTTGTGATAACTGTACCATTTTCCAGCTTCATTTCTTCAAGTTTTACCTCGATGTTTAGAAGCGTTTTTATGTCATTTAACATTTTGGTTGCTTTCATAATACTTATATAACGATTTTTAATTTATTTTTTGCGTTTTCAGTCTGTTCTTGTTATTACACCTATGCCTTGCGCTCTCATAGAACCATCACAACATTCAATAGAATACTTGTTAGTATCCCAACATAAACAAGCACGTGATGAACCAGTAGGTGATGTTCTACTTGGTATAAAGGTTTTATTTTTGTTGTTTCTTGGCATTATCTCCAAAAATCATTAAGACCAACCCAACTTATAATTTCACGATATTTTGCTTTTGCATCACTATTTAATGATGATGCGTTGTCCACTCTTTGTTTTATATCATCAAAATCATATAAAATTTCATTTGGATTAATACCTAATTCTTCTGCTTTAGTTTGTAATTCTAATAATGCAGTTAATAATTTTTCTGCGTATTCTTCTAAATTTGTTGTTTGCCCATTTACAATATAATCATCAATATTATATTTTAAACTTAATTCAGAATAAGCATCCATAATTTCATCACCCCATTCATAAGCTAAATATGATGCTTCTGATTCAGCTTGTTCAAAACTATCTAATTCATTATTAATATCATCAACAAGTGATAAATCTACTTTATGTGCTTTTAAATCTACCTTTTTATTAGGCATTTTATCTAATACTTTTTCTAATCTACTTTTCATCTTAAATTGATTTTGATTCGTTTCTAAATTGTTCTTTGTTGCTATTAAATTTTTCTTCTAATTCTTTAACATATTCTATTTCTCGCATATGTTCTTCCCAATTTGGGTACACTTCATAAACATCAATTCCCAATTCTTCTGCTCTTGTTTTTATTTCATTTAAAATTTCCATATCATCAACAATATCAGCTTCAGTAACAAATGATTCAGTATTATTAAAATAAACATCGTATATTTCTCTACCAATATCAAACCATTGATCGTATTTTTCATCCCACCATTCATCTACTGCATAACTTAACCTACCTGATTCTTCTGCTAAATATTCAAAATCATAGTTAAAGTTGTCAAGCAACCCTAATGCTATCTTATGATTTTTTAAATCAACTTTTTTCTTTGGTAATTTTCCGTAAACTTTTTCTAATCTACTTTTCATTTTTTTATTTATTTATAATTGTGGTATGCTTTTAATAGTTTTAATTGTATCAACTATATCTTCTGTGTTTTGTTCAAATACACCAATTGTAAAACTTGCTTCTTGAAAACCCTCAAAAGTCATAGGGTTTACACCTAATTCATTTGCTTTTTCTTCAAAACCAATCATAGAATTTTCTAAACTATCTCTATCGTTTGCCCAATTATCATATAGGTTTACAACAGAGTTTACTTCATTTAGTAAGTCTATATACTTTATTACCCAATCATTTAAAGTATCATCTAATAAACTCCAACTTGCATCTGCTTTTTCTAATGAATTTTTAAGTTCTTCAGCACTTTCAAGTTCTACTTTATGATTTTTAAGGTTTACTTTTTTAGGTAGTTTACCATATACCTTTTCAATGTTATTTTTCATTGGTCAATATATTTATGATTTTATTTAATGTCTTTTCAGCACTTTTATCTTTTGAATATTCCTCTTTAATCTTGTCATTAGGTGCTTCCATTTTATCTGCAAAATACCCCTCAATAGAAAAACCTTTAACTTTATTTGTCTTAACATACTCTTGCCATATTTCATCGTTATTAACTTTTACTGCACCCATCCAAGTTCCTATTGGTACATTCAATCCGTATTTTCTTGATTTGTCTTGTACTTCATCTTCTACTAACCAACTTTCAACAAGTGTTAAACCATTTAAAGTTTCTGCGTGTTCTAATGTACTATTGTTTTGATAGCCATTCTTTAAATACATTTGTGATGCTTTTTGTACTGTATCTTTTGAAAAGTAAATGTAATATTCACCCTCTGCACCATTTCTATAAATAGGTTTATTAGGTATTAACAAAGCACCCATTAAGATTTTTTTATCACCATCAACTTTTGCCAATTTTATTTCTTGGTCTTTTAAAGCAATAAAATCTGATTCAATAGCTGGACTTTCAACAATCGAAATAGCTTCTACACCAGCTTCTTCTTGTTCTTCATCCAATATAAGTTCTATTATTTTCATAATTATATAACGTTTTTAATTAAAAATTTTGCGTTTATCCTATACTTGCACCCTCAATTATATTTCTGTCTAATTCTTGTGCAGTAGATACATCACTTGAAACAACAAATGCTTTTACTGGTTCTTGTGTTTGACCACCTATTGCATCTGCTAATTGATTTGTACCACTTGCACCTACAATGTTGAAAGCAGGTGGCATACTACCACCACCACCCCCACCACTTGGTGCTGGTCTTTGACCACTTGGGTTTTTAGAATCAGCAGTTATTGCTGAAATACTTTTTTTAGCACTTGCTAAAGTAGAACCAATAGATAATGCAGCTTTTGCAGTATTAATAGCGACAAAAGGCATACCCCCAGTTAATGGACTTGCAGCAGTAGCAGCAGCGTTTGCTTTTCCAGTTTCTGAAATAGTTTCTGAAATAGATTTAAAAGATGTTCTTGCTACATCTGCAATAGCTAATGCCTTACTTACCTTTTGCATTTTTTTACCACCAACACTTAATACATTTTGTAAATTATTATATGTATCTCTAAATTCCTTTTCTTTATATTCAGCAGCTTCTTTTTCTATTCTTGCTTCTTCATCTTTTTCTTCTTGAAATTTCTTTAGTCTTTTTTCACTTTCATTTGACCAGTAATCTAAATCAGCTTGTGCTTTAGCTGCATCTTGTTCATCAAATACTATTTGTTGTTCATCTAATGCTGATTTTTGTGCTGCTCTTAATTCTTTTACTATTTCACTTTCCTTACCATAATATTCTTCAGCTAATCTTATTTGTTCTTCATAATCTTCTTTAATTTTTCTTAACTTTTCTGCACGTTCTTCTGCTTCAGTATCTATTAATGCTTTTCTAATACTTTCAAGTGCTGCATTTTTTTCTTTTTCTGCATTTATTTCATCTTGTGCTTTTTCTTGTTCAGTTTTCTTTGCATCTTCTTTGTCTTGTAATGCAAAACCATCCCTTTTGTTTTTTAACTCTATTAATTTCTTTTCTGTTTCACCAATAGTTTCATCACCTGCTGCTGCAACTTCTTCTGGATCAAATAAAAGAGATGATGTAAAGTCAAGGTAATCTTCTGTTAATGTTGTAGCTTCATCTATAATACCTAAATTTGCTAAACTATTTGTAATTCCATCTATAGTTCCAAGTATAATAGTTAAAGGCAAAGTCAAAAACGCTATAATACCTTGTGCTATTTTTTGGTTTCGTTCTGCTGCTTCTACTTGTGCTTTTTTTTGTGCTTTTTGTTGTTCTAATAATAATTCAGTAGATGCAATTATTTCGTCTGTTTGTTGTTTTTTTAAATCTCTTATTTCTTTCTCACTTTTGCCTTGTAGCTTTAAAGTGTTTTCCATTTGCCCAGTAGACTTTAATTGTTCTTCTTGAACATCTAAAGTTTTTTGTGTACTTTCTAATAAATCTTTTTGTTCACTACTAACTCCATCAACTAAACCTACTATATCATCCCAATATTCAACAACTAAACCTAATGCAACAACCAAAGCACCAATACCAGTTGATATCATAGCTGCTTTCATAGCCTTACCACTTACTTTAGCAGCCTTACCTACTTTTAGTAATTTAGATGCTAAACCGCCTGTATATCTATCTAAACCTCTTGCAGCTTCATTACCAAGTTGCATACCAGCAGATAATTCATTACCTAATTTTTTACCAGTTCGTTCAGCTTCTTTTCCTAAATCTTTAACTTTTTTATTTAAGTCATCAACATTTTTTTGTGCATCTTTAGTATTTGCTGCTAATTCTACTTCGTATTTTTCTTTTGCCATACCTGCTTTATTAGTTTGTAACTATTTTTTACTGATGTTGGTAATGCATACTTGCCTTGTGCAATTTGTATGTTTTCCGTTTCACCTTTTACTTCTTGTAATAAGTCTAATATATTTTTGATCATAAATCACAATTTAATAATTCAAAATCTGTTTTACCTGTTGTTAAATCAGTAGTCATTGAATTTATTTTATAATATTTTTGCCCTATTTCTATTCTATCATATAATTGTAAACTACTAAATATTTTATATGGTAGGTATGCAGTAACTTTTGTTAATCTTCTTGTTGGACTAAACACCTCGTTTATA